TATCAAGGAAATGACTTGGATGCGAAATCCTATGGACGCTACTGTGACCTTCAACTATCGAGGCACCAACTTGACACTTTCGCAAGCCTCTATTGAAGAACTGAGTCGTCATAAGACTGAATCCGCTTTCAAGGAAGAAATCTTTAGAGAAATTCTGAAGAATTTCGTACAAAAGTAAAGGAGAATATCGTGGGTCTTGATATGTATTTGAATGCGAGTCGGTATCTTTCGAATTACGATAAGGCTGACAAGAGCAAGAAGGATGAGTTGCTGAATGTTTTTCCTGAACTCAAGGTTTACTTGAAGGAAGACTCCAGCCCAATCAAGACAGTAACTGCTGAAATTGGTTACTGGCGAAAGGCGAATCAGATTCATAATTGGTTCGTGCAGAATGTACAGCGCGGTGAAGATGATTGTAAGTCTTACTTAGTTTCAAAAGAAAAGTTGACAGAACTCAAGAACCTTTGCGCGCAAGTCTTGGCAGACCATAGTCTTGCTGACGAACTCTTGCCGACACAGGCTGGATTCTTCTTCGGTGGCACCGAGTATGATGATTGGTATTTCGGCGACCTCGAGGGGACAATTGAAATTATCAACAATGCTCTTACGCTTCCTGAGCAGTGGCATCTTGAGTACCAGTCGAGTTGGTAAACAAAAATTTCAAATTTGACTTTTGCCATTCGTTATAGTATAATAAATGGTATATCGCAAGGCAAGCCCCAACTTTGCGGTATTATTTGACGGGGTTTTTTGTAAAGGTAATTATTATGTCTGCAACACTGTCTATGCTAAACTATCTGTCTGCTGGTAATTCGGTCACGGCCCGCCAGGCTCGAACCATGTTCAAGGTTGAACATATCAGCACTATCGCTTACCGCTTGCGCAATGAGGGTGTGCCTATCTACACCAACCGCGTAACCAACTCGCGTGGCGAGAAGGTTTTCGTGTACCGCATCGGCAAGCCTAACAAGGCTTTCCTTGGTCATCGCAAGTCGCGCCATGTCGCTCGTTCGCGCAAGGCTCTATACGGTGAAGCCATCGCTGCCTAATCTCGTTCTGAGATAAAGCTAAGGGCTGGAATTGTTCTGATTCCAGCCCTTTTTCTTTTGGTGACTTGCTTTTTCTTGTGATCACATATATAATGATGTCATCACTAATAATGCTTACTTGAAAATTATGGTAAAAGAAAGCGCTGAATACGATAATTATCTCTCTAAAGAGAATCGGCTGAATGACAAATATCGCTCTTCACTTGAAGCAATCTTCGGTGAAGTGATCGAAACGCCGATCATCGATAATACTAAAGCTAAGAAGAGTAATGATCCAGACCTTTGGAAAAAGGTCTATGTTCATTTCCGTACTACAGAAGACATCATAGACTTTTGTAAAAGAATCGGTCATGCTGTAGATTATCAGACTAAAGAAGTCTGGTACCCTTTAGCGTCTGCATCTGCTTTGTTTGAATCAGCACAAGATCCCATTGATCATGTTGATGCTAGATTAGTTGCGCCGCGCAAGAAGTCTAAGCCAAAGACTGATGACAATGCTGAGTGGCGCAAGCACTGGGTTGGTATGCCTGAGTTCGTACAAGAAGAGAATCCATCTCATAGAACTATCACTGTCAAGTTTCGTAATGAGAATGACCTAAACAATTTTTCAAAACGTATTGATCAAGAATTGTCTGAAAAGACAAACGCAATCTGGCATCCAAAGCTAGATCGTACTCCTAACTTTCTGCTACGTTGGATTGAAGAATGAACCCTACTTATCCAGTCTATATCGTATCAAAGGGTCGGCATGAATCAATGCTGACTTCTCGATCATTGTCTCGAATGAATATACCTCATTATATTATTATTGAGCCTCAAGACAAAGAATTGTATGAAAAAGCTATTGTTGAATTTCAACTTCGTGGTGTAACGCTTCTTGTTGCACCGTTTTCTAATCACGGCGATGGTCCTGGTCGCGCTCGAAACTGGGCATGGGACCATTCGATCAGCATCGGTGCTAAAGCGCACTGGGTTCTTGATGACAATATTACAGACTTCTATCGACTGAATCGCAATGATCGTATTCGTGTAGAGTCTGGTGTCTTCTTCAAAGTCATGGAAGACTTTTTTGATCGATATGAAAACCTATATATTGCTGGACCTCAATATCGATTCTTCATTGCTCCTAACCAGAAATATCCGCCATACGTTACAAACACTCGCATCTATTCGTGTCTGTTGATTCGTAATGATTGCAAGCATCGCTGGCGTGGTAGATACAATGAAGATACTGATATCTGTTTGCGTGTTCTGAAAGACGGAGATTGCACTGTGCAGTTCAATGCATTCATGCAAGGCAAGTCTGCGACTCAAACAGTAAAGGGTGGCAATACAGACGAATTCTATCACAAAGAGTTTGTAGAAAATGCTGAAGAGGTCAAGCTGGGTCAATATCATGCTGCTGGTACTATCAACAAGTCCCAGATGCTGGTAGATATGCATCCAGATGTTGCACAGATTGTTTGGAAGTATGGTCGTTGGCATCACTATGTTGACTATACTCCATTCAAGAAGAATAAGCTGAAGTTGAAAAAGGGTGTCGTTTTACCTAAAGGCACCAATGAGTACGGCATGAAGTTGGTTACACTTTCTTCTGCTGATGATGTTACACCACAGGGTATTATGGTAGGAGATTGATATGCAATTAGAAGTAAAGGTTGAAGAACTTCGTAAGAAGAAACTGTTTGTAGCAACGCCAATGTATGGCGGCATGAATCACGGCATGTTTGCTAAGTCATGCCTTGATCTTCAAGGTCTTTGTGCAAACTACGGCATTGAGATTCGTTTCTCGTTCATCTTCAACGAATCGTTGATTACAAGAGCGCGTAACTATCTTGTTGATGAGTTTCTTCGTGCTGAAGATTTTACGCACATGCTGTTCATCGATGCTGACATTCACTTTGATCCGCGTGATGTGATCGCGCTTCTTGCTCTTGATAAAGAGATCATCGGTGGTCCTTATCCGAAGAAATCGATCAAGTGGTCTTCAATCAAGGAAGCAGTCAAGCGACATCCAGACATCAGCCCTGGCGATCTAGAGAAGCTAGCTGGTGACTATGTGTTCAATCCAGTTCCTGGCACAGAGAAGTTCTCTGTCATTGAGCCGATTGAAGTTCTTGAGATTGGCACTGGCTTCATGCTCATCGAGCGTGGTGTGTTCAATAAGCTAGAAGCAGCTTTTCCGATGATCCGCTACAAGCCAGATCATGTTGGTCAAGCCAACTTTGACGGCTCACGCTACATTCATGCGTACTTTGATACTGTGATTGATAGCCGTGAATCAATCACTGGTGGCGGTTCTGATCGCTATCTGTCTGAAGACTATATGTTCTGTCAGATGTGGCGTAAGATCGGTGGTCAGATTTGGCTCTGCCCATGGATGAAGACGCATCACATTGGCACTTATGCCTTTACGGGCGATATGCCAGCTGTAGCCAACTATGTTGGAACTCTGTAAGGTATTGCTGTGATTATTGGACTTGTTGGTCAAATCGGCAGCGGCAAAGGCAGTGTCGCAGACATTCTTGTAGATAGACATGGCTATTTCAAGGAAAGTTTTGCTAACAGTGTGAAGGACGCGGTTTCAATCATCTTTGGTTGGAATCGCGCTCTTCTTGAAGGCGATACAGCAGACTCTCGTACATGGCGCGAACAGCCAGATATCTATTGGTCTGAAAAGATGGGCAAGTCTTTTACACCAAGACTTGCACTTCAGCTAATGGGCACTGAAGCAGGGCGTGATGTCTTTCACCAAGACATCTGGGTCTATACAACAATGCGTCGTTGTGAATTATCGTCTTGGAATAATTATGTTATTGCTGATGTTAGATTTCCAAACGAAATCAATGCGATTAAAAACGCAGGCGGCATGATTGTTCGTGTGCGTAGAGGTCCAGATCCTGAATGGTATGAAACTGCTTTGAATGTAAATTCTAAGCGAGACTATTACGGAATGGCTGAAAAATATCCAGACGTTCATTACAGTGAATGGGCATGGATTGGCTGTGAGTATGATGCTACAATTACAAATAATGGTTCGCTAGATGACTTGGCTACTGTAGTTGACAGTCTAGCGAAAACCGTGCATAATAATGTTCATGTTGAAGCGAATGAGGAAATAAATCATGAAATTGTCTGATGCTACTATCAATGTGTTGAAAAACTTTTCAACAATCAATCAAAGTCTTCAATTCAAGACTGGTAATACTCTGCGAACTATTTCGCCTTTGAAGACTATCTTCGCTGAGGCTACGATCACTGAAACTCTTACAAAAGAGTTTGCATTGTATGACCTAAACAAGTTTCTTGCAAAGGTTTCTCTGTACAATGGTGCTGATCTGTCTTTCGATGATGATAGAATCATCATCGCTACTGAGAACAAGAAGAAGCTGGACAATATCAAATATTGTTCACCGCAAGTAATCGCCGTTGCTCCTGATAAGAGTATCTCACTTGGTGAAACATACTGTTCTTTTCTTCTATCGGAAGATGATCTTGAGTGGATGAAGAAATCTGCTGGCATTTCAAACTCGCCATACTTTATTTTTGAAAGTGATGGCGATGTAATCAATTTCATTGCGACTGATCCATCAGATGATGCTGCTGATCAGTCTAAGATTGAAATTGGTGCTGGTGACGGCACGAAATTTTGCGTCGTAATGAAAACAGAAAACATCAAGATGATGGATGGCTCATATGATGTCACAATCACAAAGAAGGGCGCACAGTTCAAGCATAAGAACATACCCATTACATACATCATCGCGATTGAGTCTACGCTGTCTACTTTTGGAGAATAATTATGTCACCTACTGATAAAGCCAAGATCCTTGGGATGCTTTCTGAGATTTCTAACTCGCTAACTCGAATCGAGTCAGAGCGAGATCTGATCAAAGAAATTCTTGAGCGTATGCAAGATGAGACTGAGATTCCAAAGAAGCTAGGTCGAAAGCTGGCTAGAGTGTATCACAAGCGCAACTTTGAGGAAGAAGTTGCAGAGCAAAATGATTTTGTTGAGATTTACGAGAAAGTGGCGAAGTAACAACAAGGATTACAAAATGTCGGAAAATCAATATAAAGAGAGAATTGCTGAATTGGAGAAAGCGGTAGATACCTTGAATTCTTTATGGAATAAAGAGTGCCTTGCGCATGAGGAGACGATGAACCGATATATTAATCTTGCCAAAAAATATTTTGAGGCTAAAAAGGCTAAATAATCTTATTGGGGCGCAATTTCTTTTGACGGCACACTCCGCCAGACTGCTCGCCGTGGGAGTTCACCTTCCCCGCCCCATCTTTTCATTATGGAGTAATTGATATGACGACTCGAAGAAAATTCTTTCAGGCTTTAGGTTTTGGTGCTGGCGCTGCTGTTATGCCTTCTATTCTACCGAGTAGAAGTGAAGCATCGGAAGCAGTCAAGAAAATTGAAGCCTCTGGATACAACAGTACATTAGCGCTTCATGCAACATATGGCGATCCGATGCCACCAGACCTCAACCATCACCCATGTGCGATTATAGGAACAGGTACATTTGCTCCAGGCACTCGCAAAGATGTTCGAGTAAATATGACTGTCGGTCCAGACGGAAATTTGTACTTGAAACAGAACGGGAAATGGGCTAGAATAGTAACTGCTTGATTTGGAGTTTATATTATGAATGAATCCTTGTGGGTTGAAAAATATCGTCCTCATGTTATTGCTGATTGTATTCTTCCTGAGGAGTACAAGACTACTTTTCAAAGCTATGTGAATCGCAAAGAGATTCCACATCTTCTGCTTTGCGGTGGTCCAGGCACAGGTAAGACTACAGTTGCTCGTGCTTTGTGTGATGAGATTGGCTGCGATTATTTGATGATCAACGGCTCTGATGAGTCAGGCATTGATACTTTCAGAGTCAAAATCAAGAACTATGCAAGTTCAATGTCGCTTGATGGCGGTAAGAAAGTCATCATCATCGATGAGGCAGATTATCTAAATCCCAATAGTACCCAGCCAGCTATGCGCGCGGCTATGGAAGAGTTTGCGCATAATTGCACGTTCATCATGACTTGCAACTATAAGAATCGCATCATTGAGCCTCTTCATAGTCGCTGTGCTGTGATTGAATTCAAGCTGCGTAAAGAAGACAAGCCGAAGATGGCTGCTTTGTTTATGAAACGTGCAGCAGAGATTCTTAATGCTGAGAAAGTTCCATTTGATAAGGCAGTGCTGGTTGAAGTAGTAAAGAAGCACTTCCCCGATTATCGTCGTGTTCTAAACGAACTCCAGCGCTATTCGGTCAGTGGCAAGATTGATGTCGGCATTCTAAAGAGTGTTGCTGATGTCACGATCAATGAACTTGTCACCTCTTTGAAGAATCAAGATTTCGGTGCAATGCGTAAGTGGGTCGCAGAGAATGGCTCTGAAGATCCAGTGCGTATCTTCCGCAAGATCTATGACAGTCTGTATGATGTGATGGACAAGTCTACGATTCCAAATGCAGTGATTATTCTTGCTAGGTATCAATATCAAGCTGCTTTTGTCGCAGATCAAGAGTTGAATCTCGTTGCGTGTTTGACCGAAATGATGGTGGAGTGCAAGTTCTCATGATAACTCGTGAATACAAGATGAATGAAATGGGACTGATGGGCGAGAAATATCTTATCGGCTATCTTAGCTCCGAAGGTCGTAAGGTAGCGCCATCGATTAATAAGTATGATTCTGAGAAAGATCTTATTTGCGACGGTAAGAAAGTTGAAGTCAAGACGCAAGTTCCGTTCATCAGAGAACGTGCATTGACTATTAAATCCAATCAGCTTAGAAAGTGTAGAAATGTTGATGAATTATACTTCATCACAGTTCCTGCTCCTATGCATAGCTATAAGTGGTCTGGTTGGCTATTCAGGGTAAATCCTTCTGAGTTTCTCACTAGACCGCATTACACCAAAGATGGTAGGCAGATGATTCTCATCGACATCGAACAAGAAGCTGTCGAGCCAATTCATAAGATTAGAGATGATATCATTGCTGAACTAAGAAAGTATACTGTGTCGGACTATTGATATGGCAGACTTATTCAAAGAAATTCTACCAAGCATCCTACAATCAAAAGCCCCGTTCATCCTGACTGATCAGGATGAGCGTTCTTATCCTGCATTCATGGTAAATCGCGCTCTATCTAACCATAGAGACACTGCAATGATAGCTAACGAGATGAATCGATACCCTAATCTCGACAAAAAGCTACAGGCAGATTTTTTACTAAATATTGTTAGAGCAGCGAAACGCCCATATACAAAATGGCACAAAAAGGCTCAGAGCGATGATTTGAATGCTGTAAAAGAGTATTATGGTTATTCTGATGCTAAAGCATATGAAGCCCTAAAGATTCTATCTGACTCTCAAATCACCGCGATAAAAGAACAATTATATAAGGGTGATTGAAATGAGTAGTATCGATAAATTGATTGAGGTAAAGCTAGAGAAGCAGGACGACTTTCTAAAGGTCCGTGAGACTCTGACTCGCATCGGTGTTGCAGCCAAGAATGACAATATTCTGTATCAGTCTTGCCACATTCTTCACAAGCAAGGCAAATACTATATCGTTCACTTCAAAGAACTCTTTGAACTTGACGGCAAGCCTAGCAACATCTCAGAGAATGATCTAGCGCGTAGAAATACGATTGCGAATCTGATGGCTGAATGGGGTCTCGTGAAACTGGTGGACGCTGATAAGACAAAAGAGCCTTATGCACCATTGAGTCAGATCAAGATTCTTCCATTCAAGGACAAGAATCAGTGGCAGCTGGTAGCCAAGTACACGATAGGTAAAAAGAAAACACAGGAATAATTGTTATGGTAAATTTGAATCTGTATCCGTTGAATGAGAATGTCCAGCTTCCAAAATTTGGAACAGCGATGTCAACGTGTTTTGATCTTCATTATTGCCCAACCTATGCTCTTGTGGATGGATATAATGCGTACAATACTGCGTTCTCACGGCAAGTCAGTCTAGATGATTATGATCTATTCATCTATCCAGGTGATAGAATTCTCGTGCCTACTGGTCTTGTGGCTAAGATCGAGACAGATATCAGCATAGAAAATTATAGCGATATCATGAGAGCGCAGACTCCACTAAAGCAGTATTCGATTCGCCTTCATCCACGTTCTGGCCTATCACTGAAGCGGGGACTAGTTCTCGCAAATGCAGAAGGCATCGTTGACGTAGACTACCAGCAAGAGATTTTCGTTTTGATCACTAACATCTCTAAAGTTGCACAGACGATCAAAAATCAAGAGCGTATTGCGCAGGCTGAAGTTGTAGCCAATGAAGGTGTGAGACTGAGAATCGTAAAAGAGATGCCTGAGCCTTATTCTGATCGCGATGGTGGATTTGGCTCTACTGGCGTATAAATAGAAGTGGATGCCCATTTGGGGTCCACAACTACAAACTTGCTTTACTAAGGAGTAAATAAATGACACTACTAACGTCATACAATACAATTCTACCGTCAACACTTGGATTCGACCATGTGTTAGCAACGCTAGATAATGCAGCCCATCTCTTGACTGCAACCGCGAGTTCTTTCCCACCAGTAAACATCATCAAGACTGACGAATACAATTTCGTCATCGAGTTGGCGATTGCTGGTTATAAGAAAGACGAAATCGACATCACGACAGAGAGAAACTCACTCAAGGTTTCTGGAAAGAAAGATGTTACAGACACTCGCAACTACCTAACACAGGGCATTGCTGGTCGTCGATTCTCGCGCCAATTCGTTCTTTCAGATACTGTTGTAGTAAGGGATGCTGATCTACAAGATGGTATTCTTACCATCAAGCTAGAGAATGTGATCCCTGATGAGAAGAAGCCGCGAAAGATTGAAATCAAGTAAAGATTAGGATAAACTATATTATGCTATATGATAAAGAAATGACTTGGGATGAACTGTTTATTCTACAAGCTACTGTCATCGCTCACAAGAGCAAAGACTCGTCAACAAAGGTGGGTTGCGTGATTGTGAGTGATGATAATGTCATTCTCAGCACAGGCTTCAATGGCTTTCCTCGAGGCATTGAAGAAAAGAACGAAGCGCGATGGAAGCGCCCAGAAAAGTACCACTGGGTCGAACATGCTGAACGTAATGCAATCTACAATGCTGCGCGGCATGGAATCAAACTCGCAGGCGCCCGTGCATATCTAAACTGGGAACCAAAGCCATGCGCTGATTGCACTCGTGCGCTTATTCAGGCTGGCATAAAAGAAATTATTGGTCCAAATCGACCTTTTGGTGGCAAGGGTGCTGGGACACACTACTCTATCGATCACGCGGATGTAATGCTCAAGGAAGCTGGTGTTATCCAGCGTACCTGGCCAATGACTCCAGAGATGCTGGACAGTCTTTTTTAGCGCCAGACCATCTATACCAAGGGTCTAGCCAGACCCGCTCCAATCGATCCACCAGCCCTTCCAGCTTGCGCTCGTAAGTCATTGATTCTATTAGGTTTTTCACCACTTTACTTTTTGGTGGAAAACAGTATAATTATTCCATAGAGTGAAGAAAGAGAGATAGACGAATGGCTTACATGAATCAAGAGATGAAGGCGAAGATTGCGGCGAACCTGAAGCCGATCCTCAAGAAGTTTGGCGTCAAGGGTACGCTGTCGGTGCGCAACCATAGCAGCATCGTGCTGAACATCAAGTCTGGTAAAATTGACTTTGTGCAAAATTTCATCGAGACTGATGCAAACAGCTTCGGTCGCAAGATGGATCCTAGCGCTGTCGAGTATATCCGCAAGAACCAGTCGGTCGATGTCAATCCTTTCTGGTTCCATGAACACTTCTCTGGTCGCGCTAAGACCTTTCTGGAGCAGGCTTTCGCTGCGCTCAAGTCAGCTGGCTGGTATGACGAATCGGATGCGCAGACTGACTATTTCAATACTGCTTACTATGTCGATATCAACATCGGCAAATGGAACAAGCCGTACAAGGTTGAGGGTTGATCATATGGAAAAGTTTCGCAATGCGATTGAGTCCTCGATTATTCCTTTCTCACTAGGGTTGAGTCTTGGTATGTTTTTGTGGGCAATGCGGTCCATCTAAGGAGATAACCATGGGTAAGATGAGTGAACTGGCTGCTGATATCGATGAACTGCGGTCGCAGGGATTCGATGATGTACAGATTGCGCGAATGCTGGACATTCCGCTGAGTATGATTCCTGAGCAGGAAGATTTGGATGAGGTGTATTGCTGATGGTTGATAATAGTAAACTCCTTGAAGAAGCCGCAAACTTGGTAGCTGTCGCGGACATGGTTCTTGCCAATTCTGCTAGAAACGGTGAGTTTGTCAGCAGCGACTACTATGAACTGGCTGCGAAGCTAGAACATGCTAGGAACATCTTTCTTGTTCTTGGTGATCGCGATTATAAGTTGAAGAGGAACATGGCATGACCATCTACCACAAGAGCAGTCTGACGCCAAAGACCCGAGTCGCATTCAATCCCAAGAACAGAAGTCATATGGTTGACTTTGCTAAATTTATCAAGTATAATAGTTGGAAAGATGGATGTTCTTACTTTCTGGAAGATCCCTATGTGGACATTCCGACTATGATCCGTGCTAAGATTGCCGACAATGCCATCGCTCAATACATGGAGAAATGCTAATGGAAAAGATTATTCTTATTGCCTGTTTGATTCTTTCGGCCAGCGCTACACTTATGTCATTGTATTACCTACGTCGCGCTCGTGAGCATTGCCAGAACATCATTGATATTGTGAGTCAGAAGAATTCGTGATGCTAGTCTACTGCGCAACCAAGTTCAAGCCCAAGAGAAAGCCAAAGCCGAAGGGCGTTATCGCGACTAAGTATAAGCCTAGCGCAAAGATTGCTGGCACACTTGCGCTTCCTAAGTTGAGTTATGGTGCGCGTGTAGGCGCTGATACTGCGCGTGGAATCAAGTCACTGGTGACTGATTGCTCTTATACTGAGAAGCGTGAGAGCCTGAAGTATACAGGCACACTGGTCAAGGGCATTGCTACAATGCACAAGTCCAACGCCGTTCCAGTTATTGACGAAGAACAGATGAAAGATATCAGCAGAATGAGGAGAGGTTGATCATGAGTTTTCTTGACAAGATTTCGAGTTACTTTATTATTACGCACCACAAGCAAACAGCAGGCGCTAAAGTTGTCCTGATGTTCTATTACTTGTCAGCTGCATTCTGTACTATTGGCGCGTTTATCGCGATGTTACTGCTTTGGTAAACTGACCATGTATACTCCTGACAACTGGGTTGTAGTCAAATTTCCTGAATGCTACAAAGTTCTTGCTGGATGGAGTGGTGGATATCTTGACGGCGCTGCATGGCGAATGAATAGTGGCATCACTGACTGCTATATGGAAGTCGGCGGAGACTACTATTACTTCAATGGCTATTCTGGTTCAACCTATCGGTGTCACAAGAATAGTTATGGACTGCGAATCAACAATATACATATCTTCAATCAGTTCAAGGAAAAACTGGGCGAAGATTTTTGCGTACTAATGCCAGAGGATACAAACTGGCTTGAGATGAATTGGAAAATTTGAATAAGGATGATGTTTATGAGTTTTCTTGACAAGATTTCGAGTTATTTTATTATTACGCACCACAAGCAAACAACAGGCGCTAAAGTTGTCCTGATGTTCTATTACTTGTCGGCTGCATTCTGTACGATTGGTGCATTTATCGCGACACTACTACTTTTGCTGAACTAACATGAATAAAGAACTTGACAAACAACTGTGTGAATCGTATCCCGAGATCTTTCGTGATCGCCATGGAGACATGCGCAGCACTGCCATGTGCTGGGGATTCGATTGCGGCGATGGTTGGTACAACATTCTTGATAAGATGTGTGCGATTATGCAAAATCACATCAATAATACTCGTGCTCAAAGAGTAAGAGTATTGCGCTACAATCGTGCTTTGCGTCGTGCATTGAATGGCGATCTTCGTCCTCTGCAGATGCACTTTACATATCGCGAAAATGCCACAGAACCCAGTGAGTATGGCATAAAAGAGGCTGCAAAGATTCTTGAGGATATTGAACCAGAATATAAAACAGTGCCCGAAGCATGTCCCCAAGTTATTGCTACTCAGGTTAAGGAAAAGTTTGGAACGCTGCGTTTCTACTATTGGGGTGGGGATGAATATTGCTCTGGTGTAGAAAGCATGGCAGAATCGATGAGTGCTGTGACTTGCGAAGTCTGTGGCTCTCCTGGCAAACTGCGCCACGATGGCTGGATTCGTGCTCTTTGCGATGAGCATGCAGCAGAATATGGAGTGGAGTAACTGAAATGAGCGAAGTAGCAAAATGCGAACACTGGTGGGAACACTATCCACTCCATAAGTGGTGGTGCAATGATCTCTGTCCTCTATTCCCTCGATATCACTATCGTAAGGGCGATGAATATAATTTAAACAGTTGGAGTGTTCATTGGCTGATCTTCAATGTTTGGGATTTGGATCATGTCTCGTTTGGTGTAGATGCTAGAATTGCATTTGATGAAGTGTATGTTGGAGCAATCTTGCCTTATCTAAGAATCACAGTTGGCATTCGGCATACTTACTA